TAAAATTAGTAAGTTCATCTTCTAAACCTAAAAGATATAAATGTACTAATGCAATTTTATTTAACTCTTGAACAAGTGACTTCTGTATTCTATTAATCGTCCTTGCAAAACGTATGTCCATTAATGCTAATGTTTTACCATCACCAACAATTTCCTCAAACCCTAAGAACGCCTTTGGTATTCTTAGCGCTGCTAATAATTTCTTTTGAATGTACTCAATATCCGCAATCTCACCTAAGTTCTGTGCTCCTGGTAATGTTTCAATTGGATTTGTTTGTGATGGATCCCTTACAGGTATAAAATAATCTTGATCTACCGCCATTTGGTTGTATCTCATATCAACTTGTCCATTCGCAGGATCAACTACTTGATCTCTTTTGAATTTGTTTGCCACACGTTGTACATATGCTTCAATATCCTTATCGTCCATGTTACCCACGAACACTTTAAACACTCTTCTTTCGGGTGCTCTTGAAGTTCTATAGATTAACATTGCATCTTCTGCAAGAAGTAGTTGTTTCCATATACGTCTTACCTTATCCAACATTGATGTACCATATGGTAACTTCCTATCATCACCTAATAATCTGAAATGTGCAACTTCCCATGCTTGGAATTCCATATCCTTATTTTTCCATGCAAAACGTAATTCACGTGTTTTCATGTTTACAGGTGTCTCGGCTTTGTGTACGTGAGACGCAGCACCTTCATGTCTTTCAATTTCAATGTTAGGTAACTGTTGACATCCAACTATTCCTTTTGACGGGTCAATCTTTAGATATACAAAGTTGTCACCGTACTTGGCAACTCCTCTACACCACATCTGTAAGTTTGTGTTAATGTCGAGTACGTTTTTAAATAAGTCTTCTAAGATGTTACTCACTCTTTTTGATTCAGAGTATATTGTTAGAATTTCTCCTTTTTCTGAAAGGGTTGTTGACTCTTCAGAATAGATATCTAACGATGCAGATATCTCAGGTGTGAACTCCATTGATTCGTAATCATAATATGCTGCCAATCTATTTGGTTCGTAATAAACCGATTGGTTATATAGTGATTGGTCCATCTTGGCCCACTTGTCGGCAACGTATGTCGATTGTTTTGCTTGGAGTAACTCTCTTTCGTAGTCCTCTTTACTGTCTGTTTTTAACAGAGTATCTTTGTCGAAACGATATTGTGGTGGATTAGGGACATCATTTTGAAATCCGAACACCTTTGTTAACCTTTGATAAACTGTTAAGTTTTTGTTTGCCATATTAATAAATATTATACTTTATAATATAAGGAAAATATATTAGTAAATAAAGTTATCTTGATCTGTATGTTGATTTACCAAATAACCAATTATGTTCCATGTACTGTTCCTTACTCGCATCTTTCTGTCCTATCGGGTATGGTGACGGGTCAGTACTCATAGAACCAATCGCGTCAAACGCAGTGCCATAGGAGTAAAACGACTTTTGAGTGTCATAAGACCTTTCACTAAATACCCACGAATCTAACATTGCTTTGTTTGCCGTGTCGTTACGTTTTAACTGTGTAAAACAAATATCTCCAACATACATTGCAATTGACATCGCCATAATAGCGTCATCATGTGCTCCTTTCATGTGGTCAGGTCTACCATTAATGTAAACAAATGTATTCAATTCATTTAATAGACGAGATGATTTTACTTTAAAACCATGTCTTAAGTTCTCTTCAAAACTTGCAACAATCTGAGTTCTCTTATTATTAAAACTGATACCAGGTATCTTCTCCTGTGCCTTTTTATTGTACTCCCACTTGTTTTGTGAGTTAACACCATCAATGTATTGGTCTTTGTAACCTAACTCCTGTAATTTACGAGATGTTGCAATACCCATACCACCTGTTATATCAGTTGCTACGAATGCATTATATAGTGTTCCCCATTTATAAACAATAGATGCTAAATCGTCTGGTGGTATCATACCAACATATTCTAACACTTGTTCACCCTCATCAAAATCAATAATACATATTGAGGATGCATCGGCACTATCTCCACGAGAAACGTCAACACCCATTATATAACGATGTCCCATTACAGGTTCTTTCCAAACCCATAAGGTTGATTGCATATACTTCTCAATTGGTTCGGTAATCATTGTTTTCCTAATCTTCTCTTGTATGGTATTTGATATAACACCATCACCCGAACCTAAGAAATCACATTCCAATTCCTGTGCAATTTTTCTCTTATCGTACTTAAATTTCTTTGACATATTCTCAAACCAATGAGAATAAGGTTTGTAACCTAACTCATGTAATTCTTCGTATCGTTCCCAACCTTCATTAAGTGTAATATCCTCATCAACATATTGTTCTCTATTTAACATGTAATGAATAACATCATCAACCTTTAACCATTTAAGGTCACCAGCATAACGAGGATCTTTAAACCACCTTAAGTCGGTAATTTTAAAATCATTCATTTTTCTTAATGCTTGATCATATACACCGTAGTATATTGGGTCATAACCGTTAGGTGTTGAAATAAGTATTACTTTACCACCCGTAGATAAGGATGCCATACATGCTCCCCAAAAATCATCACCAGCATCAATATACGCCGCTTCATCAAAAACTAATACCGTTGGAGTGTATCCACGAAGTGCATCCGATGAGGTTGCAACCGCTTTAACTTCACAACCGTTATTCATTCTAAAACGACTCTCTGAATTCTTATCAGGTGAAAACCCAACATTCATCCACTCGGGCCATTGATCTAAAAAACCACGGACCTTATTGGCCATCTCAATCGCAGTATCACGTTTGTTGGCAATAATTAGGATTCTCTCGGGGTTAGTTGGTTTTGCAGTTTGGATTCTTTTAGATAACCAAGCCGCAGTTACTGTAGATACACCCGCTTGTCTGTACTTACGGGTAATGTTTTCATTATAGTTATCGTAATCATGTATAAGTTCAATTTGATCTGGAAATAACTCTAATGGTACATACTTTTTCTGTGTATTGTCAAATGTTTGCAAATACGTTCTAAGAGCATAAGGAGTGTCCTTCATGATCTTAGCATATTCCTTAAGTTGTATTAGTTTATTCTTATCCATATCATTATATACAAAAAAAAGTGGTCATGTACCACTTTTTTATTTTATACGGTTGGTCCGTCATCGTCATCATCAGGAGAAAGTGATATTCCGAGTGAACCTAATAAGTTATCAAATCCACTTGATCCATCGTCTTTTCCGTATTCTCTTTCGTATTCGTCCTCTTCGTAATCTTCACTTTGTAAATCAGTGATGATTTGGTCAACCATGTTACTTATAATCTCTTTACCTAAATTACTACCTTTCAATATTTCTCTTGAAACTTTAAAAAATTCATCATTATCTAAGGATGAGAATCTTGAGAATAAGTAATTTTGGATGTGCTTCAATTCCTCACTCATAATTTTTTCAGGATAAGACTCTCTAAATTTTTCCCAAATAACAGGACCTAACCTTAAATCCCATATCTCCGATGGTAAAGTATCTGTCGAATTCATAACCATTTCAGCGGCACGAGGATCGTCAGGTAAACCTTTAGTTCCCATAACTTCCATAACACCTTTAATGAGTTCGTGAATTAATGCTGGAAAAAATACTGCAGTTGCTCTAACTGTTGGGGGATCTGTTTCAGTATCAACCTCTTCTTTACCCGCAAAACTTCCACCTTCCATACCTTGTTGTATAACACCATCAGGTAGTATCCAATACATAAGATCGTTTACTGACATTAATATACCATACTGAGTAAGGATGTTAGGTTTTTTTTCTTCTAATTCCGTTGCAACTAATTCAAACATGTAATGTCCTTTTTTGGATGATCCTTGAATTAACGCATTTATAAATCTTCTTTTAGCTGTCTCTTGATCAAACTGTTCAAATGCGTCGATAAAATCTTCCACATCATCTTCAGCTTCTTCAGGATCAACACCAAATTGTTGTTGTACTTCTTCCTCACTTGGTTCTTCACCTTGTTGCTGGAAACCTTCAGGTGAAATCTCACCCATACCAACTAACTTAGCATCAAATTGTAATGATCCTTCAGGTAGTGCCATTTCTTTCTTGACTAATTCTACCGCTAAATTCTCTAAATATTCTTTGTGTTCTGATTCGAACTGTAAAACACTATTTAACATTTGTTGCATAGTACCTACAAGAGACATGAATGTACCTTGATCGGTAACATTACCTTCGGTCCCCGTATATCGTTTTACCTTCTCCACAACGTCTTTAAATCTCTTAGACGCCAACAACTCTTCCCAATTAGATGGTAACCCATCAGGGGTATCTTGTGGAAACGCAGGGTTATCTTTATAAGGTGTGTCTTGTGTTGAAAGTTTATCCTCAAGACCTGGTTCTATTCTTTCAGGGTTGTCACCATAATCTACTGGCATTTCCTTAATGTTTTTAATTGTTTCTAAAAGTGATTTTTTACTAATCATTCCGCTGCTTGTTTTAATTCAATACCTAATGATGCAAAACTTAGTTGTTTTGGTAACACCGCTTTAGGTTTTGGTTTATGTTTTGGTTCAAACGGATTTTCTCTTTTTGGTTTACCTGGTCTTGTTGTTGGTTTCTCCCTTACAGGAGCATCCGTATCAGGTTCGGATGGTTGAGGTGATTGTTCATCAACTATATTACCATCTGTACTAAACATTCTATTAGCGTCTCCTAATTTATCTGCACTATCGGATAATGCACCAATCATTTCATACATCTCTTTCTTTGTTGTTACTTCAGGGTGGTAGTTAGATTTAACTAAACCTTCAACCCATTCATTCACTTCGTTAGTTTCGCAACAACATGGTTCTTTTTCACACACTTCACATAATTCACCAACAGAATCTTCTTCGTAAGTAACAAATGATTGTCCACCTTTTTTGGCTTGTTCTATTGATGGTTTATCGTCTTTAGGTATGTTAAGTGTTTCTTCCGATAAAACTCTCTCAGATAAATCTTTTAGTTGTTTATCTGTTAGGTTTGAAAGTAATTTCTCACTTAAACCTTCATTCATAAGTTTTTTTACTAATTCTGGTCTTTTCATATCCCCATTTTAAATTTTAAATCTTCTTTTATAAGTTTGTATCCACGTCCATCTAATTTTTCGGTTACCTTTTCAAATTTCTCACCAAAAGAAAAAGTGAGACGTTCAAACTCACTCTCATAATCAAACTTCTCCCACCCTAAGGCCACAACACCATCTACAGAATCTATAATACCGAAGTAATCGGATTTTTGTATAAGGTCGAGGTTAATGTCGGTGTTCTTTAATACTCCAACAGAATCCACATATTCTAAATCGGGTGAAAGTGATTCGGGGTATGTTGATGCTGGTACATGGTACCATTCCTCTATATCAAATTCTGTTTGACTACTGAAAATGAATTCATATTGTTTCTGACCTTTATAGTCAGCCCCAATCTCATTGATATAGATTAATCTCATATCTACTTAAAGTATTTACTCAAAGTTTCGTCAACATGTTTGTTAATTTCACCTTTAAGTTCATCCAAATCAAGTTCAACATCCTCATCCACATCAGAAACAGTTTCCGCCATTCCGAGATCATTAAATTGAGTAACGTCAACATCAGATTCGTCAATATCTTCATCAACAATTGCGTCAGTATCAATAAAACTTTCAAGTTTATCCATGACTTCATCAAGTTCAGTATCTTCATCTTCAAATTCATCATCCGACACATCGTCAATTGGTTCACCATCTTCATCAAAATTATCAACAAAGTCTTCGTCATCTTCTGATATAAACTTTTCTGCAATATCTTCTCTATCGTCTTCGTCCAATGCATTTAAATCGACAGCAGAAAGAATCATATTAATAACATACTTGATGTCATCACTTTCCATGTTGTCTTTAACATCTCTTAACGCTTGACCTAATTTTCCTGAGAACTTTTGAACCTCTCCCATGTAATCAGATTTTTTACCCTCTTCTTCATCACCTTCTAAATCATCAGATGGTAAATCTTCAATTGGTTCTTCACCATCAACAGGTTCCAATTCAGGACCCTCAACAGGTGCGTCGTCAATCGGTGCGTCTAACGCTGGTTCAGCAGCAACTGGTTCTGCGGGAATATCTTCAACAGGTGTTGATGATTCTCCACCTTTAGATTTTAATACGTACTTTTTGGCCTCATTAAGTGTTTCTTGACCACTTATAAGTTCTAATCTTTTTAATGCTGACGAATAAGACGAAAACTTATTTTTGTCCTTCATAAACATTCCACCGATATAATCAAGGGATGATTCGTTAATACCTTTTTGTACATAGTACGAAGATCCTTCTTTAACAATACCATACATACCGTTGGTAGACTCCATAAGGAATTCCACTTTTTTGTGTGATTTGTTTTCGTTAATTGTGGACTTAGGGGTTCTACCATAGT